TTTAATGTTAGTGTCATTTGTTTAATTCCTTTCTTAACTCATCACTTGCATAATTCAACGCATACTCATCTTGTTTAATTGCTTCCCGCACTATCTCACGATCAGCCCGCAATACATCACTAGCATAATACAATGCCCGCCCGTCCTGTTTTATTGCTTCCATAACAACATCCCGATCAGCTTTCAATACATCACTAGCGTAATACAACGCCAAGCCATTCTGCTTTACTGCTTCCAGTACAAATTCACGATCAGCCCGCAATGCCTCACTAGCATAATACAACGCATACCCATACTGCTTTATTGCTTCCAACACTACATCCCGATCGTTCCGCAATTCCTCACTAGCATAACACAACACATACCCATTCTGTTTTACGGCTTCCATTACTTCACTTTTTGTGCTTTTTTCGTTTATCATTTTTGTTGACTCCCTATTTACCGAATGCGTACCGGCATGATAACAGCCGTTTCTGTTTCACTTAACATAAACCGTGCCGCTTGCTGGCCCTTGAATTCAGCTGACGTGCACACCTTGACAGCTTGCCGGCCGTTAAAGGCTTGTTCAATCATCTTTTTGTTGAACCGGCACTTCTGGCCGAACAATTCCAGATCAAAAAATTGATTGTCCTCAACGGTACATTTTGAAACATCAAACGTATCAGTTAGCGGGTACTCAGCTTCAACAAGAATTTTTAACATGTGATCAACCGGTAAATCGTTGCGCTTTTCAATAGCTAAAATGTTGCCGTTAGCGTCGATATACTGGCCCTCAAGATCAGCCGCTTGGTCTGTAGGCAATTTGTAGCCGTGGACACGGTACCCGTCGCAACCAATCGCATAGCCGTTAGCAACAAGCATTTTGTCAAACTGGTTCCTATAACACTTTGGATCCGTTGCCGTTGATACCCATGCCAACGGATTATTTTTCACGGCTGGCTTTGTTGTCATCGTTGAATATAGCATGGCCAGTTTTTCTCGCAAGTCAACGTCGTCTGTAGCGTTGTACAATTGCTCCAGGGTTTCTGGCGCGTCTTTCTTTGTGAATCTTACGCTTGAATCGCATTTTAAGTTGTAAGCATGTGTCTGTATATTCATTTTGTTATCCTCCAATTTATTAATTTAAATAATACCCAGCGGTAGCCATTGCGTCACTTATAGTGTCAAAATCGCCGTCACTATACACTAAGCCAGTGTTATCAAACACTTTAAGCCATACACGGCCGTTGATTTTAGATATTTTTATCATTGTTCTAATTCCTTTTTAAATTGTTTGAATTCTTGTTTAAATAACTTTTTTGCTTCCGTTAACGTGTAATCAATGTATAATCTTTTGAATAATTGATCTGATCTATCCTCATACTCAAAAATAGAGATATACCCGTTTGCGGTAACGTCTACTATCATTTTTACCGGATCTCATCTAGCATTGCCAACTCTTCACTACTATACAGCCTACTCAAGTTTTTGAATTCATCATAGACACGTTCATAAATCTCAAGGCCATGAATAGAGTCCTCATCATATCCGTAATTCCAACAAAACTCCTCATGACGGCCTGGATCCGTTGCCGTTAAGCAAGCCAATATGTCATATTCTGTAGGTTTTTTTCTTTCAAGTGGATAAATGGAACTACTGGCAAGCGATTGTCCAAATTCGAAGCTATATGACTGTTCCCCTTTTGTCATTTTTCTTGTTATCTTTATATAATATATATCCCTTTGTCTTTTATCGCCTTTAAAATAATAATCGTGATCAATCCATTTTATAGACATATCAGTATGAGTCACGTTTAAAAAGTTTCTGGCCATCCAGTCACACTCATCATTCAGCTTTTTGCAATACTCACTATATTTATCCATTCTCATTTACTCCATTTTAAACTATAAAACTACAATAAAACTACAACAAAACCAATAGTATCAACCGTGACCAGTGTCGTCAAATCGAAAAATCTTGATGTATGAAATCGCGCCTAGCGTCGTAATACAAAAATCGCAAAAAATAAAATGATGTATTTTAGCCTATTTTGTGTATTACAAAACCACGCCTAGCGGCTGATATACGTATTACAAAACTACGTGTAATCTTGTAATACGGTATTACAAATTTACGCTTAAGGTTGTATTACAAAAATAGGCTAAAATACATCATTTTATTTTGTATATCTAACGTTACACCTAGCGTTGTAATACACTGTTTTTTACAAATTTTTGTTTTTTTTCAATAATCGTTGTAAAACACACTAAAATAAAAATAAAAATAAAATTCCAAAAAATCACCATAACGTATTTAGTTAGTAAAATATAGATTTATATAAATAGTTAAATCTATATTGTAGTAGGTATTTGTATAGGGGGGGAGAATTTTTGGCTAAATGTCGAAAACACTTGGCGGCTTCGGGCGCTCTTTGGCTTTGTAACGCTCTGCCCGCTCTGGTAGCTGTTCGGCTTGTTGTTGTTTTCGCCGTCTCTTACACACTGGAATTGGTTGGCCGATGACGCAACAGCTAGTGATATGGCTGATACGATGTTTGTAGGCTTCCAAGGCCTTAATCATTGCTTGGGCTGCTGTCCTCGCTGGCTTCCAAGTCTGGAAACTGTCGCGGTTCTTGTAGCTGATGCGGATGAGATAGCGATATTCAGCCATATAATCAACATTATATACTATTAGCGTATGTTTTGTTATGTTAAGCGGCTAAAAGCGTAAAATGGTACAAAATTATCGCTCTGATAACTATTTGAGTGGGTTAACGTGGCTTAAAGCGGTTGGAAGATGTCTACCCCTTGCGCTTCGGATGCTGTTATTCATAGAGAGCGCAAGAAACACTGGAAATACTGGTATTGTTTGTCGTTACAGGCTTTTTTACAAAACTTTACATAATAAATATTATGCGACATAGGTCAATAATTGCTTTAGTTTACAACGAAAACGAATATCGTACGATTGTACAAACACCCCCGGGGGGGTCATATGTTCGAGGGGGTACCCGCCAAATGACTTGTCGCCATAGCGTTATCTAAACCGCCTCTGAATTTTTTGAGCTTTACGAAAAAGGGTAAAGTTTAAAACGCATCAGTAAGAGTTTAACGAAGCTAGAGGCTTGACGGAGTTTAAAGTGTATGGTACAGTGGGTTTGGTTATGGTAGTGGTGAGAACAAAAACTTTTTTCATTTTTTTCTCTGACACTCTTCTCACTCTCACAAGATTTGGAACTACAACACTTACTGCTGCCATAGCTAAAGCATGAAAGAGAGTAGTAAAAAGATAGATAAGGACGTTATGGCTCGTGTAAAAAAGAAATTTAAGGAGGCGGATAAGGACAATCCACCGGTGGAATTGGTTGCGGATAAGAGTATGCCGGTACAAATACCGGAGCATTATGCGTATACGATGGCTCAGGTTGCTTTTTTAGAGGAGTATAAGAAGACGTTGGACCCGGACAAGGCGGCGAAAGCGGCTGGGGTTGATAAGCGAGTGGCGGCGACGTGGATGAAGAAACCGCATATTGAGGAGGTTGTGGTTAGTATTCATAAGACGTATGTGAAGGCTGTGATGTTGGATGCTAAGATTGCGGCGGGGCAGTTTGAGGAGGTATTGCAGTCGTTGAAGGAGCGGTTTGAGGAGGGGGATTCGAGGGTGTCGGGAGCGTTGGCGAGTATGGTGAGTAATAAGATGAAGTTTACTGGCCACGGTGGTGTGGAAGATGCGGGAGGTAAAACGCAGATAAATATTAATATTGATTTAGGTTCGGTTGGTAAAGAGCAAGGAGAGATTATAGATGTCTAAGATTCAGGTTATTTGTATTGGTTGTGCGAAAGCGAATGGCGGCGTGTTGGATGAGGGTTTTGTTAATCCGCATTTGGTTTTGAGGGAGTGTGATGTTTGTGGCGAGCCGAATCCGGTGGCGAATATTATGGCGTGGAAGAATTTGAACCCGCACGATAAGGAAGCGTATCAGGCGAAGGTTGCCGCGCCCAAGCGCACACGGGCTAAAAAAACAGAAGATGCGAATAAAGAGTAAATTATTTCAGTGGTGGCTGAAGGACAAAAATATACTTGAACTGGTTGCGCGGGAGAAGTGGTTATTCGACAGTCGAATACCCGACCATTTGCGGGACAAAGTGGTATCGGCTAGTGATGACTTTTTAGTCGTACGTGCGGTGGGGGACGCTACAGTGTATCGCATTTACCCAAGGGAGGCCAATGGCACAATATCCCCGTTTGCTAAATTCAAAGAGTTTTACGTAAGGGATACGCTCCTAAGAAGCCCTAAAGATTTTCCGCCAGAAACAATAAAAGAGAAATGGGAGGAGTGGTCTTACCCAAATGAGTTTTACGCTGGGTAGAAATGAAGTTTGAATTAAATTATAAGGCTTCTCCAACGCTTTCGAAGTTTCATAACTCGGACGCTTTTTTCCGAGGGGTGAAAGGGCCGATTGGCTCTGGGAAGTCTGTGGGGATGTGTTTTGAGTTGTTTGTCGTGATGAAGAGCCAAGCGAAGTCAAGAGATGGGATTCGTCGGACTCGGCATATCGTGGTGAGAAATACCGCACCGGAGCTTGAGACGACGACGTTAAAGACTTGGCTGGATTGGTTCCCGGAGGAAGTGTTTGGGAAAGTAAACCGAAAGCCGCCGATCTCGCATCATATTAAGATTGACGATATTGAATCGGAAGTTATCTTTTTGGCACTAGACCGCCCCGAAGACGTTAAAAAATTATTGTCGTTAGAGGCTACAATGATTTGGTTTAATGAAGCTCGGTATATTTTAAAAGAGATTTTAGATGCCGCTACAGGTCGGGTGGGTCGGTATCCGTCGCACCGTGAGAAGCCCGACGGGTTTGAGGGGCAATGGCCGACACGGTTTGGCGTTATAGCGGATACTAACCCGCCCGATGATTCTAGCTGGTGGTACGATATGGCTGAGATTAAGCACCCGGACGGCTGGGTGTTTTTCGATCAACCGTCTGGGCTTAGTGAAAGCGCAGAGAATGTGGAGAATTTGCCGCCTAGTTATTATAACAACATGATGGCGGGTAAGCCACAAGAGTGGATTGATGTGTATGTGCATGGGAAGTATGGGTTTATCCAAGAAGGCAAACCGGTATATGGAGATAATTATGTGGACGCCACGCA